TCAATCACGAGGCGGCACTTGCCGAGCTTAAGTGATGAAGAACTGGCAATCCGCCAGCGCCTAAAAGACGACTTCACCCACTACGCTGCAAAGTGCCTGCGGATCAGAACCAAGAGCGGCGTCGTTGAGCCTCTGATTCTCAACCGCGCGCAGCGATATATCCACGAGCGCCTGGAGGCGCAGAGGGCCGCAACCGGCAAGGTTCGGGCGCTGATCCTCAAGGGCCGGCAACAGGGCTGCTCGACCTATGTCGGCGGCCGGTTTTACCATCGTTGCACACACTCGAAAGGGGTGAGGGTCTTCATCCTCACGCATGAGGACGCGGCCACACAAAACCTCTTCGAGATGGTCGACCGCTACCATGAGCATTGCCCGGCACTGGTGAGGCCGAGCACGGGCGCCGCAAACGCCAAGGAACTGAACTTCGCGCTGCTAGATAGCGGCTACAAGGTCGGCACGGCTGGCACCAAGGGTGTGGGCCGGTCCTCGACCATCCAGCTATTCCACGGCTCGGAAGTGGCGTTCTGGCCTCATGCCGAAACCCACGCCGCGGGCATTCTGCAAACCGTCCCGGATGAGCCGGGAACGGAAGTCATCCTTGAGAGCACCGCGAACGGGCTCGGCAATTTCTTTCACAAATATTGGCGCGATGCCGAGTCAGGTGTCAGCGACTTTATCGCCATTTTCGTTCCCTGGTACTGGCAGGACGAATATCGACGCGACCCGCCCGAAGGCTTCAGCCTTATGGACGAAGAGCATGAATACGCAGAGGCATACGGCCTCGACCTCGGACAGATGGCTTGGCGGCGCAACAAGATCGCCGAACTGAAGGACGAGACGCTGTTCAAGCAGGAATACCCGGCCTCGGCTGCTGAAGCCTTCCAGATGACCGGGCACGATAGTTACATCCCGCCCGCCCTTGTGGTGAAGGCACGCAAGGCGACGCACGAAGCGCGCGGGCCACTGGTCATCGGCTTTGACCCGGCATGGAAGGGCGGCGATCGGCACTCAATGGCGTTCCGGCAGGGGCGCAAGCTTCTCGCCGTCGAAAGCCGCACGAAGCTGGACACGATGCAATCGGCCGGCTGGGCCGTTCAGGTGCTCAGGCAATATCGACCGGAACGTATGTTCATAGATGTCGGCGGCGTCGGTGCTGGCGTTTATGACCGGCTGAACGAAATGGGCTATGGCCGCATCGTCCGGCCGATCAACTTCGGATCTGCGCCATTCGAGCCGCAGCCGCTCGACGATCAGGGCAAGCCCAAAGGTGGCGCTGCCAATCGCCGGGCCGAAATGTGGATGAAGTCGAAGGAGTGGCTGGAAGAGCCGGCCGGTGTCGACATTCCGGATTCGGACAGTCTCCAGGCCGATGCCTGCGCCCCGGCATACAAATACGACAGCCTCACGAGGCTGCTCCTTGAGCGCAAGGAAGACATGGCGAAGCGCGGCGTCGCAAGTCCTGATGAATGGGACGCGGTTGCGCTGACCTTTGCCGAGCCGGTGCTGTTCTCGGACGAGGACGATGAAGACGGCGCGAGCTATGTGGCCAACGTCGGCCGCTCAAGCGTGACGGGGTACTGATGGAAGACCGCAAGCCCCGCATGGACAGCGTTCTGAACAAGCTTTTCAGCTACACGGAAGCCGTCAACGTCGCCACGCTTCTTGATGACGATAAGGTCAAGAACATCGGCCTTCGTGTCACCGACGAATTCGAGATTGACAAGCGGTCCCGTGAGGAATGGGAGCGTTCTGCCGAAACGGCAATGAAGGTCGCTCTTCAGGATCGCGAGGCGAAGAACTGGCCTTTCGAGAAGGCCTCAAACGTCAAATACCCGCTGATCACGGTCGCCGCGCTGCAGTTCAATGCGCGTGCCTATCCCGAGATTGTCGACACCGCCCGCGGTATTGTTAAGGCCAAGGTGATCGGCGCAGATCCCAACGGGGAAAAGCGCGCCAAGGCCGACCGCATATCCGAGCACATGAGCTATCAGCTCAGTGAGGAAATGGAGGAGTGGGAGGGCGACACCGACACGCTTCTGATCCAGCTTCCGATCATGGGGACGGCGTTCCGCAAGGTCTATTACGACCAAGTCCTGAAGCGCAACCGCTCCGAAATGGTGCCGGCGCTCGACCTAGTCGTGAACAACGCCGCTCGCACGATGGAAGAAGCCCCGCGCATCTCGCATGTGCTGAAGTTTTATCCGCAGCAGATCGAGGAACGGAAGCGCGCCGGCCTTTGGCTTGACGTGGACCTCGGCGAGCCGGCCTCGGCCGAGGGCGACAAGGACGCCCCGCACGACTTCATCGAGCAGCACCGTTATCTTGATCTGGACGATGACGGACTAGCAGAGCCCTACATCGTCACGGTTCATAAGGAAACGAACCGGGTCGTCCGCATCGTCGCCAACTACGCTCAGGACGACGTGAAGATGGACGGTAACAAGGTCCTGCGCATCGCCAAGCGGGACTATTTCGTCAAGTACGGGTTTATCCCGGACCCGAAGGGCGGCTTTTACGACATCGGCTTTGGTCGCCTGCTGGAAAGCATCGGCGCCTCGATCGACACCGTCATCAACCAGATGCTTGACGCCGGCACGCTACAGAACGCGGGCGGAGGCTTCATCGGTTCCGGCATCAGGCTCAAGAAGGGCATCATTCGCCAGGAGATCGGCAAGTACGTTACCGTCGATCATACGGGCGGCGCGCTTCGGGATGCCATCTACAATTTCGAGCATCCCGGCCCGAGCGCGGTGTCATTCAGCCTGCTCGACCTCATGATCGGCGCGGCGAAGGACATCACCGCCGTTCAGGACATCATGACCGGGGATTCCGGCAGCAAGAACCAGACCGCGACGACCACGCTCGCCCTGATCGAACAGGGCATGAAAATATTCACGGCCATCTACAAGCGGATTTACCGCGGGCTGAAGGCCGAATTCAAAATGCTCTACCGGCTCAATTCGGAGCACCTTGAGGACGAAGCCTATTTCACGGTCCTTGACACGCCGAAGGCAATCGCCAAGGCCGACTATGAGCCGGACGCTTACGACATATGCCCGTCGGCTGATCCTCGTGTCGTTACCGACATGCAGCGCATGGCGCGGGCACAGGCCTTGTTCGCGACATACGAGATCAACCCCAATCCAGAGATCCTGCGCCGCTACTATCTGGCGATCGGGGTGGATGATGTTGACTCGCTGATGCCCCAGCCGCAGGAGCCGAGCCCGCTGGAGGTTGCTGGTGCCGAGGCCGAGGTTCGGGGCGCTATGGCGAGCGCGGCCAAGACCGAAGCCGAAGCGGCGGCCGTCCCGATCGAGATCGCACAGAAGAACGCCGAACTAGAAATCAAAGCCGCCGCACTCGCCGATCAGGTGACGAAGCCCGAGGGCGGGGTTGCCAGGGAAAAGGCGGACGGTCCGGAAAGGCGCACACGAGACGCCGGCCCGAGCCGAAGCGATGCCAGCCCGGAAGTCGCCAGCGCGCTCGCCGCACTGAAGGAACGCGAAGTTGCCCTTCAAAAAGAGCAGTTCGATCAGGAAATGCAGTTGAAGCGCGAAGAGCTTCAGTTGAAGCGCGAGCAAATGGAACTCGAAAAGACCTTTCGCGACCAGGAGGCGGCCGAAAAGGCCAATCCAAGGCGCATCGTAGTCCAGCGCGACGCCCAAGGCCGCGCCGCAAGCTACGAGACGCAGTGAGCGCCGCGAATTAAATCGGAGTCGTCATGCCCAAATCGACAGCCACCTGTAATTCCATCCTGGCGCTGATCTTCAACGCAACGGCATGGGCCGACATTGCGGAGAATGATGGTTCGTCGCCGCTCGGGAATCTCTATGTGTCCCTTCATACAGGCGACCCAGGTGTCGGAGGCAGCCAGCTTACCAACGAAGGCACAATCTACACCAATTACACCCGAATTGCCGTGGTCCGCACCACGTCGGGCTGGGACGTTCCCTCGAGTGGCGCGACCGCCAATGCGGCGCTGATCCAGTTTCCCCAGTGTGGCGCATCCGGCGCGACTGTTACCCACGTTGCCATCGGCACGGCATCAAGCGGCGCCGGGTCAGTGTTGTATGCCGGGGCGCTGTCCTCATCGCTTGCGGTCGCCAACGGCATTCAGCCGCAGTTCGCGGCCGGCGCTCTGGATGTGACGGAGACCTGACCGTGACGACATACGAATGCAAGGCGTGCG